CTTGGCAGTCTTCGACCGGTACACCAAGCCACAGAATGTCGCCATTCCCAACAAGCGAGCCTTCATGCTCGCCGATATCATGTTTGATCGTTGGGTTAGCGCATTCATCAGGCCTGATGCCGTCGTCAAGGTTCCGTCTGTCGCCTCTATGTTCTCGCACTGGTTCGGAAACGCAAAGGCGCTTCGCATTGCCCAAATTGCCGAGGAACTCCCGTTTATTGACTCTGGTCGCCCTCTGCAGAATGAGTACTTTCTGAAGTGCCAATGCAAGCCTAAGTTCAAGGCGTTCGGTTTTTGTGCTGAGTGCGGTCAAGGCATCCTCGCTACGAATAAGCTGCTCAATGCCACCATTTGTCCTTTGATCGTTCAAGCAACCAAGATCATGCAGAGCATGCTGAAAGGTGGTGTGATTTACGACTCCGGGTACTCGGGTACGCAGCTCGATGACGCTGTTCGTGCCACTGGCCAGCACAAGGCTAAGGAGTGTATGTCAATCGATTTGTCACAACAGGACTCATCGCACGTTAACGTCCACAGGTTCTTCATTGGCAAGGTTCTCGCATTTCTCGGTTTCGATGACACTGTCGTCTCGCTTTATCTCATGACTCGCGCCAAGCGTTTCTGCAAGGGCCTGACGATGCTCGGTTTACTGTTCGAGGTCATTGAGAGGTTGTTCTCCGGCGAGCCCGGAACTGCATTGTTCAACTTCCTGATGTCTACCGGCACTTCGGTATGCACGTTCGACTTTTCTAAGTTCGACCTTTTCATCGGCAAAGGTGACGACAACACGGTTGTTCCTGTGTTGCCTCGTCTGAAATCGGCAATAAACATGGTTAAGGAAACTGGCGTCACGCAGAAGATTTCGGTCCTACCATATCTGGACTTTGCAAATCGTATCTTCACGTCGACTGGCCGCTCGTTTATGGACCCCGCACGCGCCCTCGCAAAATATACTATGCGTATGAGCAAGCGCGAGAACTCTGTCAACGAGTGCATCGCATTCCAAGACCATATGTTGGTTTGCAATGAGCTGGAACACGAGGAACTTACCAACGCATTGGTGGCTAAGCACGGTATTGAATATGTTCATGCCCACGATATCGTGTCAGCCGTTAACGACCTGTCCCGCCCGGCCACGTATTACGCCAACCTCCGTCCCTCCAAGGTTCCTGCCGAGTTCATGCCAGTTGTTAGGCAATCCGGGCAGTACGATGTTGTGTTCGAGGATTTGCAAGATCGCTGCGCCCCGGCAGCCATCGCATTCATCGCTGACGTCCCAATCGAAGATGTCATGAACCACGTTGCACAGCTCAGGCTTCGTCATCACGTACACCCGGACATCCGCGCTGCTGACAGGAACTCCCGTCACACTCGTGCTTTTCATATGAGCGCTGACGAGATCCTTCGCACTGCTGCAAAGTTTGGGGTACGCCGTACTGGTTCTGGTCTGTCTCTCAAGATCGAAGGTCACCACGTCGTCGTCGTTCGCGGCAAGGTTTCATGGCACAAGCAACTCGGCGGAGGCGTATTCGGCAGCCTCCGCCAGCTTACGATTTTCTCAATTGTCTGCGTTATCGCAGCATACATCTATGAGAACCGCAAGTGGATGGCTGCCAAGGCTGTGAAACGTGCTGAGGAGATCATCGCTAAGGTACAGTTTTACGTACTGGTTTACTTGCGTTTGTTCGGCCCGGTCGTCAATGTCCTGCTTTGCCTGCCCACGGTGTTCTCATTGTACATCGGGTTCAGTCTCGAGGCGGCCGCATGGCTCTTCTTGTTCACTCAAATCATTTTCCGCACACTCGTCCTCCCTTTCCATTTTCGCAGTGTGAAGACGAGTGGCTACAAACGCGTTGTTAGTGCAAGAGTCGAACATGCGGCATATGGTACTACCTCCGGCACGTCGTTCAGAATCCACAGGGCGCTCATATCTTTGGGCCTTTCCCTTTCTTTTGTTTATTTGACGTGGTTGGTCTTCACCGACATCCAGGAGCTGATCAACCTCACCCATGACGCAACGAAGGTCGCCGATGAATTCATTCTTGCCATCGCCTACATCAGTTTCACGTGCCTTCGCGCCTTCATTCTTCATCAGTACTACACGATGTCTCTCTTGATGTCGTTCCTAGGTGCAGCTTGTTTTCGTCGTAGGATTTACTTCTGGCAGCTTTATTTCGCGGTCGCCATGGGCATATTTGCAGACTGGCTCCTCGGTCATGACCTTCGCTGGCACGTCCTCTCCGTCGTTGTTGGCCTGTTTTGCTCTGATCACTACATGCCGCTTGCGGAATTCTTCTGGCTCAACAAGCGTGGCACGGTCAACGCGATTGCGTTCCTTTACATCTGGCACAAGTCTCTATCTGAGGCTTTGCCATTTGTACGAGCATGGGCAGACGATGGCAAAGAGAAATGGCACGATTGGCTGGCCTCGAATGCGGGCATAATGGATGACCAACGATTCAAGAGTCGGTCCCGGCAGTGGGCACGCCCCGCGTGGACTAGACGGCATTTTTGGTTTAAGAATGAGGATCCTGTAGAACAATACATGGAGACTTGCGTTCGGACGGTCTTCGAGAAGCGTGGTAAGGCCAATCGGGACTTGATGAAATTCTGCCACCCGGATCGCGTCAAGAACATCCCGGAGGTATGCAAGCAAGCCCTCGGCACAATGATGGGTACCGGCATGCGGGATAGGCCTGCGGAATGCAAGTAGGGGGTTTTCATCGCCCCACAACATGCACGCCTTCATTGCCTATATCCTTTGCCTCTTCGGGTTTTCAAGGTTTTGCCAGTACGATACTGCAAAACAAACTGGTTCTTTGTCCCCAATTTCTTTTTCTCATTACTCCTCTCTCCTCACTCCGTTTTTCTCCCTAGACCCGGTGCTTTCACACACCGAAAAGAAAGTGATTTGTTTTCCCGAATTTTGTTCTGCTCACGATTGGTTTCATTGTATTCCAATCCGCTCCGTTTCACATGCTACTTTGGATAACCCGGTGCATTCCATTTCTTTAGATTTTATTCCTTTTCTCGGGTTTTGGTTTAGTTTCATTGTCCTTATATTCATTTTGGCCGTCTCCAGCCGTCCTAGACGCACAGGTGCTCACGCATCGGGTTCCCTTTTAGTCCTACGTGATAATCGCCACACTCGACTTCGTCATGCACATCATCAAGCCTTCGTTACATTTGTCCTCTCTGATCCCATTTTTAAATTCTTGTACGATCCGCCCATGTGGCGCAATCTCACCTCATTCACAGTTCAATCTTTCTTTTCTTCTAAAGCGCTTGCGCTTCCGGCTCCAAGGCGTCGCCACGATTTATCCTATCACACACGTGGTTACAACTTCGTTCACGATCTTCTGTCTCGTATTATTGGCTTTCCTCCCCTCGAGGAGCAAGTCGATGCGGTCAGATGTCTCTTCGATCTTGCCGATCGTGACCCCGTCAATAAGCCTGACTTTTTCTTCGATACTCAGCCCCATTCACAGCTACTTTCTCCATCACAACACGAATTATTCCAGCGCGTTCGTAGGCGCCGCTGTTCCCATGCCGACCTCGTTATTCAGGGCAATGCTGGTTGTTCAAAAACCACATTGTATCTCGCGCTTGCCACGGTTTTTCCCGCATTTGTTGTGGTTCCAAGCAATGAATTATTGGCTGATGTTGTTTCTCGGGCAGCTGTGCTTGGAGTCGATCTCCAAGCATCTACTCAACATCGTGTGTTTGATCAGGACGTCTCGCGCAGGATTCTGTTGGTTGACGAAGTATGGCTGTTACCGGCCTGGCACGTTCGTGCTATATTTGCTTTGTCATCCAAGGTCGTTGCTTTTGGTGATCCCTACCAGACTAATGACCTCGGTTTCGGCCAGACTGCTGTCTCTCGGTTTTCTCCTTCACCTTTGGAGAAAGTAATCGACCTTCCTACATCTTTTACCGTACCCAAAGATACCATGGCATTGGCTCACCGGCTCAAGCTTGTTCCTGCTCATTAT